CTTTGAGGGACGAGAAGTTAACTGCCCATCTAGAAATCTATGGGCAGTTGAGAGCATCTGAGCAGACTCAATAATCATTTTAACTACGTGCTTATCACACTGTTGTTGAGCTGCTACTATCGGACTTTCGTCTAAAATAAATAAGTTCATAATGTATATTATACCACAAATCAATTAAACTGTAAATTTATTTTTTCTTTTTATACTACGAAGGGTAGTGCAACGATCGTAAACATAATAGCCATTGGTACAAATACACCAGTCACTACTTGTAACGCGATTTCTCGCTTTTTCATTTTCTTCTCCAGATTGATCCCTTGTGAGGATTGTTAGTTAAGGTTTGCTTGGTGTAGCATTAGGCCCGTTTGATTATAAGGCGGTACCCATACCTCATCTAGCCTATGCAGCTAGAGCAAATGCTTCATCGTTTGCATTTATTAAGTTTGTTGCATTTAAGGTAGCTCCCGCACCTATTCTCCACATGCTTTCAGTTGTCTGTCGAATCTAAAACGCCCCCATCAACAAGACACTTATAAGAACAGTGTGTAACTTGGGGTAGATCTAAGACCAAAACAAAGTCTTTACCACACCCAATACACTTTCTAAATGTCTTCTTGGTGGAGGCGGCCGGAGTTGCACCGGCGTCCAAACTTCCTATTACATGCTTCAACGAATTAGAACAGTTTTTCAAAGGTATGTCTAAAGAGTGTTCCCTTGTACTCAAAGGTAACTATTTCGCCTTTCTGTACTTGAATCGGAACCTCTTCACAGAATTCCTTTGAAACGATTCTTTGCTGTGATTTGTTCTTGGCTACGTTTGAACCGATAATTGCTCCAGCGATTGTAGCTGCAGTTTTACCTGATCCGTTACCAACTTGATGCCCTAGGACACCGCCAATTACACCACCAACAATAGAAGATGCACCAGAATTATCTACTAGAACATCTTGAACAGTACATTGTTTTTGGTATATTGTAACATAACGTGGTGTAGTACCAACAACAACCACATCTGCTAAAGCAATACTTGGTAACAATGAACCGATTAAAAGCCATTTTTTCATAAGAATATCTCTTTTAACAGTAGTATATATGCGTGTTACTAAGAGTAACGTAAATATTAATGCCAACTTATTAGCAATAATTTCCAAATTGATCTATCTTAACGTTCTTAAGATTGGTTGCATATAGGGTTTGCTCTACACGATTCATACCTAATAAGGCACGAACCTCATCACGAACTTCTGCTGTTACTGCATTTCCATACTTTTCTGGGTTAAGCATACCGCGAAGTAGATTGTGTACTTTCGGATCGATCTTACCATTTTCAATAATCATTCTATTCTCCAGTAATAATATTATAGATTGACTTCCAATCATGTACTCTTGTAACAGGACCTTTATAATCTCCGTTGTGTGAGTGACCAACCAATAAAGAGTGTAGACCAAGAGTATGTCCTAGATCGGCATTCTCTATTTTATCTTCTACCCAATAACATCCAGTATCACGATAAGGTTCTAAAGCTTCGTCCTTATCGTAGCCACATCCAAGTATTACATATTCTTCAAAGACATTACCAAAAACATTCTCTAGGTTCTTTTTACGTAGCTCTTGAGCTGCTGGGTTGTTAGACAGAGAAGTAATACAATGAAATATATATCCGTGTTCTTCGTGAAGCTTACGAACGTACTTAATAGCATCGCGAAGCGGTGATAGGAAAGCGATTTCTGCGCTTTCGTTAAAGTGCTTGATGATATGCTTAGACTCTGTACGAGAGATATCGTACATCTCATCAACCTTGTAGCTAACCTTGTTGTTCTTTTCGAACCCCTTCTTAGCCATCCAACGGTGAAAGTGGTACTCCCAATCGAGCAGTACACCATCACAATCTGTTAATATAACTTTTTCTTTTATCATAATATATTCCTTTAAACTAAGCCGTTCCGTTCCAACGGATCTTGTTGTTGTCCGCGAACACGTTACCCCGCGCGAAGTTTGTTGCTGGTGAGTTCCAAGACTTAGCCATTAGGATGTCCCCACCCTTAAACTTTTCACAATCGTTACGCTGAACGAATCCCCAAACTGAACCGTTAGTAACAATCTTAAGATATTTTGATCCTTTAGTAATTGATAGACCAGAGCGGAAATCCTCTATCATCTTATTTCGTGATAGATCCTGTTCTTTTTCTAGACCTTTTTCCCAATCTGCCATCTTCTCGAAGGTTGCTTCATAGTCTTCCTGGATCTGAACACAGAGGTTAGCTAGGCGTGAGGCGAGAAGTGCATCATAAAGTTTAGTCATTTTTTTGGTCCTTTGTTTAATTTACGTGAGTATTATACCGTTGTTTTTACCTTCTGTATACCCCTAAATCGTAATAGATCGTAACGGGGTATTGCCTAACGGTTTGGTCTCTTTTTTTAATTTATATGAGTATTATACCAAAGATTAGCCCCTTTGTATACCACTAAATCGTAATAGATCGTAACGCACTAAAAAGGGCTAATATTTCTATTAGCCCCCGTGATAAGCCTTCCCCTAATGTAAAGTTGCTAAGTCTTCCTGCATTTCTTCTATTCTGCTGTCTAGGTATTCTCTCTTTTTCTGGATAGCGTGTGCTTTGTCGGTATTACCGGACTTCTGCAACTTTCTCATAAAATACTCCAATTCTCTAGAATCTTTTTTTAGTCGTTCCACCTGTGGTCCATAGGACATATGGGCTTGCCTCTAATTAGTTAATGAGATGATGAAATGTATTAGGGTGGGGGTCCTCCTTTTCTGATTGTAAAAACTAAAAAAGGATCATAGCCTCAATTAAGAAACTAGATCCTTTTGCTTATGAGTTATATATTTCTCTCATAATTTTATTTATAGAATTCTACATTTCATCACGCAACAAATTAGGGAATGCTTCAAGAACTAGTTTGCGGGTAATACCTTTGAAATGAGCTGTTCCCGTTTTATGGATAAACTTCTTATCCTTCATAAGAACAACCAATTCGGCTTCTTTTGGATGTAGGGTTTCTAGGGTATCTAAGAACATCTTTTCTCTACGGATATTAGACATCTTATCACCAGGCCCGTTCTTAACAAAGTACTTAAAGTTCTTAGCGGCTCGTTGAATAGCTGAGGTAGTATATCCCCATTTGCCAGCTTCATCAAGGTCTAACGGTGGTGCTCCTTCAGGTAGTGCAAACTCGACACTCGAATCCATCCCACCCTGTAGAATAGTACGAAGAGCTAGACTGTTATTATCTTTTAGAATCTTAACCTTTTCTTCCTTGGTCTGTGCCGCTGCAGCTTTTTCTAATACTTCGTAAACATATAGACCCATTATAAAAACTCTCCTGCGCATTCGATTAGCATCTTACAGCGCTTTTTAATTAAATAGTTTAGCACCTTAGACTGATGTGCTGGTTTACTCTCTTCGTAAGTTTTATTTATCTCTTCTACAAGCCAGGCTGGTGTCTGAGTTAGATCAATCATTCTCTTGTTTCTGCAATAGTTACGGTATATCTCTTGACCCATAACTTTAGGAAGCTGATCGGCTGGAACACGGTATGACTCTATTTTTTTCTTGGTCATAGGCGATTGTCTAATACTATCAGAGAAGGTATTATCAGGACTTAAGACGTTAGGTACACCATCGCCAGAATCACCTTTAAGAATATGCTCAAATAGNTATTCAGCAGGATCGGAATGCTCTATAAACTTCTTAGTCATAGGCGAGAACTGGCGTACGTTGTTATATTTTTGTAGCTGTATAAAGTCCTTATCAGCAGATACAATCATTACTTCGTCATGCTTACCAAACTCTTGGGTTCTTTCTACGAGTGCACCAATAATATCGTCTGCCTCACAGCCTGTTACGCGGACAGTCTTATATGGTAGGTTATTCCCGATCTCTTCAAAGACCAAATTAATAATACGGAAGACCTCAGGCCAATCTATCGTCGAGGCTTCACGGTTAGACTTGCGGGAATGTTTATATTGGGGAAAGACGTCTTTGCGCCAGTTAGAGGAGTCATTGGCAATAACCATTTGACCGTACTGATCACGAAACTTTTTGTTGTACATCCTTATAGAGTTAAGTATCATATGGCGAATCATATCTTCGTCAATTGCTACTTTTTGTACAACGATGTTAGCTATGGCAATAGCGTTATAATCTAGAATAATCATCTGTCTCACACTTTTTACGATTTAATAATATATTATATCACACTTTTTACGAGTTGTAAATCCCCTAGTATATCTTCTTAATAGAATAGGATACAGGAGAAGTTAGGTTAATCTCCTGCCGATGGTCTTCAGTGTCTATAAAGATAAAGTGGTCTGGCTTTATTTTTATCATCTTCTTTAAACGGAAGACCTTTTCTATAGTATGCTCTATCCGAGTACCATCTGGCAATATCTCTGCTTCTGATCCTGGTACTGAGAATTTAAGCTCCCATTCTTCTTTTATTAGGGTATACCACCAGTTCTTTAAGCTCATTAGTTATTCCTCGAATAATCCTGAGTGATCGTCCATTTGTTTTTTTAGTCCAGCTAGGTAATTAGCCATTTCTTCCATCATAGGATGAAGTACATGATACCTACCATTTTCCCTAAGTAACATAGCATAGGTAGAGTTTAGTACTACTGAAAGATCCTCTATCATTTTTGTACCGGCAAGAGGATCATAACCGGCTTCCATAAGCTCAAAGACTAATGCGTCAATGGCTCGTGTGGCTAATGCCATATGCGGACAACCCATTTCTTCGTTATCAATAGCGTTAAACCTTTTTTCAGGTTGGGGATTTTTGCCTGGAAATGTTATTATATCAGCAGTCAATGTGAATATGCCTCAGATGTGCTTTACGGATCCTAACTTGAATCCATGCGTTATAATAGTCTTCTCGTAGTATTGCATCCCTTTCAATCTGTTCTTTTAACTCCATGTAGGAGCATTCAGACTTAGTCTTGCATAGATGCAATATAGTTCTTTTAAAGTTTTCTTTGCCGAATTTCTCTAGATCATCTGTTAGCTCTCCAGATGACCCGTGATATTTCTTCCAGTCTGACTCTGCCTTATACTTCTTCTTTTTGCCTTTAACTTGCTTAGACTTCATAGACCAAAATAGTTTTTTACCTATGTACTTTCTGCCGTTCTTAAGGTTCTCAATCAGATATACGAACCCGTAGATTTCTTTAGGGTCCATTTCCTCAGGTGGTTCGTATATCTTATCTTCATATAGCCATTGATTCATAGGTAGTCCATATAGTTGTTATATGAACTATTTATGCCTCATTAATCGTCGTTGAAATCTAGCTCCTCTTCGTGCTCTTCAGAACAGAATGGACAAAATATTGGTTCTATATCTTCATACTCTGCTTCGTCTGATATAACTCTATATGTAATAGAGCAAGAACTACAAGTTAGCTTCATTAACTATTCCCCCAGATATCTTTCCAATCGCCTGTTAGTGCACCACGAGCATAATCCGTAGCCCGGTTCTCAAAGAAATTTGTATGCGTCGGTGCGTTAATCATTTCTTCTACCCAAAGTAGAGGGTTCTTCTTAATCTTGAATATACCTTTAAGACCAAGGCTTATAAGTCTGCGGTCGCAGATGTAACGAATATACTTCTTAACGTCTTCAGCTGATAGATCCTCCATATCTCCCATAGAGAATGATAGATCGATAAACTTATCTTCTAGCTCAACCATACGCTCGGCGATAGTGTAAATCTTACCTTTCAGTTCATCGTTCCATATGTCGTTATTCTCTTGCACGTACGTACGGAATAACTTAATCATATTCTCAGCATGCATTGTTTCATCAACAATAGACCATGTAATGATCTGACCCATACCCTTCATCTTGCCGTGACGAGGGAAGTTGAGTAGCATAATGAATGATGAGAAGAGTTGCATACCTTCAGTAAACGCAGAGAAAGCAGCAATATTAGTAGCAATTGTACCCCTATCCTGAGAATCGTTAGATAGGTCTAAGAAGTACTCATGCTTATTAGCCATTGCTTCGTATTCTAGAAATTCATTGTACGTAGACTCAGGCATACCCAAAGTTTCAATTAAATGGCTGTAGGCGGCCACGTGGAGCGCCTCACGGGCTGCGAATCCCATAAGCATCATACGAACTTCAGGCTGGGGAAAATGTGGAAGATAGTTGTTAACATATCCTCCAGCAACATCAATATCACCCTGTGTAAAGAATCGGAAGATATTAGTCAGGAATCCCTTTTCTGTATCGGATACCTTATTGTGCCAATCTTTAACATCTTCTGACATAGGTACTTCTGTGTGTAACCAATGGCTTTGCTCATGCTTAAGCCATGCGTCATATGCCCATGCATAGTTAAACGGCTTAAAGTAAGATCTTTCATCTGTTATTTTTAACTGTGACATTTATTATCCTTCGCAAGCTAAGCAGGGTTCGTCATTTACTAGAGCACTCATGTCTAGTTCTTTTATGATTTGCCTTTCAATTTTGTTTGACACTTTATCTGCCTTACCAAGCTTTTCTGATCGGCAGTAGTAAAGTGATTTAAGTCCTTGTTTCCATGCCAGATAGTGTGCAGCATGTACGTATTTAATATTTGAATCTGGACGGAAGAAAAGATTAAGCGATTGAGCTTGATCTATATATTCCTGACGCTTAGCAGCATGATCTACTAACCAGCGTTGATCAATCTCCATAGCAGTCTTAAAGACGTCTTTTTCCCATTGATCAAGGAATGTTAAATGTTGTACTGATCCGTCGTTTGATATGATAGAACTCCATACTTCATCCGATGTAAGCTTAGTATCTTTGTTTTCAATCTTCTGATTAACTAGAGCCACCAATTGCTTATTTTTGTTAAGAAAGGATCCAGATAACGTATCTTGGCGATACGCATTAGCTCTAAAAGGCTCAATAGAAGGGCTAGTATTCCCCATGATAATAGAGCTAGAAGCATTAGGAGCCACAGCCATAACATGAGTAAAACGTTGACCAGTACCTTCCGCATCGGGAGGACTACCGCGTTCTGTACCCAGTTCAATATTTGCTTCATCGAGTTTGCTCCTTATATACTTAAACATCCTAATGTTAGCGCCAGTTGCCATAGCACTTTCCCAAGGGATATTTTTACTTTGTAGATACGCATGGAATCCTAAAGCGCCAACACCAATACTACGTTCACGGAAGGCAGAGAATTTAGCACGAGAAACTGAGTCTGGAGCATTGTCAATAAAGTACTGTAGGACGTTATCTAGCATTTCCGCCATATCTTTAAGGAATTGCGAGTTCTTACTCCAAGAGTCATAATGCTCTAGGTTAACTGACGAGAGACAACAAACAGCTGTACGCTCTTCATTGGTTGCTAGAATAATCTCTGAACAAAGATTAGACTGATGTACCTTTAAGCCTAAGTCTTTTTGAAACTGAGGTAGTCCACGATTAGATGCGTCAATGTAGTGGATATATGGTTCGCCAGTCTCCATTCTAAGCTCGATAATCTTTTGCCATAACGCTTTAGCAGATACGGTATCCTTGATCTGACCAGAATGTGGTTCTACAAGATTCCAACCATCATCTGCATCTGGATCCATCATAGCT